CCGGCCTCGGCCCGCAGTGCGCGCCGATCGAGGTTGCGGCCATCAACGTCGACACCGGAGAAACACTCGAATTCGTGCCGTACGTCGACCTGTCCAGGGTCTCGATCGAGCCCCAGGCCTTCGCCATCAACCGCTATTTCGAACGCGGTGTGTATGACGCAATGCTCAATCCCGACGACACCATCACAGCGTGGAGCGACCTCGCCGACATCCTGAGCGGCAACACCTTTGCCGGATCGAACCCGACATTCGACGCAGCCATGGTCGCACGCAAGGTTGGCACGCACTGGCACTATCGCCTGGCCGACCTCGCCGCCTATGCTGCCCCGGCTCTCGGGCGCGACCCGTCCGAGCTGCCGGGACTGGCCGACGTGCTCGCCGCCCTCAAGATCGAGAACCGTTGCCCACATTCGGCACTCGGCGATGCCGAGGCCACCGCCAAAGCATTCGTGAAGCTGCGCGACTTCTACGCGGATGTGACCCTATGACCGCCCCGTCCATCTCCCGTCGCTACATCGACGCCACCCCCGTGCGCGAGCACCTGCAGAAGCTACAGGCGATCGGCTGGACCATCAACGCCATCGCGGCCGCCAACGGCCACCCGGGAAAGCTCGTCACTACTCTGCGCCAGATCCTTCGCGGCCAACAAACCTGTGCCCCATCCACCCGCGACTACGTGATGTGGATGGACCCCGAACTACCTCCCGAGACCGGAAAACCGTTCGTACTCAAATGGTCCGAATACGTGTACATCGGCGTACCCGACCATGCGGCTGCGCGCGAAATGGGCATCACCTATAACTCCATGTCGGAACAGCTCCGGCGCAACGGTTTCCAGCCATCTGCGCTGCTGTATGAGCTGGCCCGCGAGGAACGTGAGAAAGCCAAGGCACCTGCATGATGCTCACCGAAGATCAACGCTGGCTATTGCGGATGGTCGGCGGGTGGGAAATGCGCGACTGCCTCATCGGTCCCGCAGGTGTCACCCGTTTGATGCAATCCTGCTACGGCGGCACCCGCCTGCCTACCGACGGATATCCGTCTCACCTCAAGGGATTTGAGTGCGGGCAGGGCAAGATCGTATCGAGGGGCGTCCCCGTCGTCACCGTGACCACTGCGCAGCTGAACAAGTACGCGCGCTCCCTGCCGGTCGATCTTGTCGCCGAGATGCGCGAGTGCGCCACCGCCGCACAGCGCAATAACCTACGTCGCCACCAGTTCTGCCACTGCGGGAGCGAACCGTGCGGGTACGCGTACATGGGGGATCGCATTTGCCCGCCAACCGGGCAGCAGGAAGCCGACGCCAAGGCCGAGTTCTGGCGCTGCCAGGACTGGACCGACGACTTGCTCGACCGCGCACTCGGGTTCACCGCCGAGGACGAGCCGGTCGGACAGCTGGAGCTGTTCGGAGTCAGCGCATGATCACGCCCTACTACCAAGACGAGCAGGTCACCCTGCACCACGGCGATTGCCTCGACATGCTGCGCGCCGACGACTACGGATACGACTGGAATCTGGGGTACCGCTCGGCGCGGATGTTCCCCGACAACAGCGTCGACGCGGTGATCACGGACCCGCCGTACGGCATCGCGTTCATGGGCAAGGCCTGGGACCAACCCGGCGAATTCGGGTCACAACGCAAGAACGGGACACCGGCCGTCACCCGCCGCGAGCGCCCGAACCGTGACAGCAACAGCGGTGCCATGGAGGCCGGCCGCTACGACCTCTCGCCGGCGGCAATGCTCAACTTTCAGCGCTGGTGCACGGCATGGGCCACCGAGTGCCTGCGCATCCTCAAGCCCGGCGGGCACCTACTCGCGTTCGGTGGCTCGCGCACCTGGCATCGGCTCGCGGCCGGAATCGAGGACGCGGGTTTCGAGATTCGCGACAGCATCGCATGGCTGTACGGCTCAGGGTTCCCGAAGTCGTTGGACGTGTCCAAGGCTATCGACAAGGCGGCGGGTGCCGAGCGTGAGGTGGTCGGCACTCATCATCGGCACGGTGGTGGCTCGGCGGTGTCGGGTTCGATGAGCGGCCTGCTTGGTACCGATAGCGAGCTGCCTCTCACGGCCCCGGCGACCGTCGCCGCCAAGCAATGGCAGGGCTGGGGTACCGCACTCAAGCCGTCATTCGAGCCCATCGTCGTTGCGCGGAAACCTTTGGCGGGCACCGTGGCCGCGAACGTGCTCGAGCACGGCACCGGGGCGCTGAACATCGATGCCTGTCGGATACCCACCGGGGACAAACTCGGCGGCGGCTCAACTACGCGCGGCCAGCGGATGAAAGACGGCTGGCACCGGCCCTGGATGGACGACCCCGACATGGTGGCGGCGAACGCCGAGCGAAGTCGTGCATCGGTGGCCAGATCCGAAGAATTGGGCCGTTGGCCAACCAACGTCGTCCTCGATGAGCATCAGGCCGAAGTACTCGACCGACAGAGCGGCACGTCCACCAGCCGCGTAGGCAAGCCGAGAGGCGCCGCATCCGGCGCGGGATGGGGAATGACCGCTACGGGCGCCGAGTATGCCGACGAGGGTGGAGCTTCCCGTTTCTTCCCCGTGTTCCGCTACGAAGCCAAGGCGCCCACCTCGGAGCGGCCCAACGCCGACGGTGTGCAGCACCCGACCGTCAAGCCGCTCGACCTGATGCGCTGGCTGGTGCGGCTGGTGGCCCCAGTGGGCGCGGTGGTGCTGGAACCGTTCGCCGGCAGCGGCACGACCGCCGAGGCATGCGTTCTGGAGGACCGCCAGTGCATTGCGATCGAACGCGAGGCCGACTACTTGCCGCTGATCGTGTCGCGGCTCCAAAAGCCAATGCAGCAAGGGTTATTCGGGCTGGAGGCGGGCGCATGAAGCACGCGTTTTGCGACAGGTGCGGGCGCTACTGCGTCGTGCGCAACCACCGAGATTGCGTGTGCCACGACTGCGAACTGGGCATGAATTCCATAGCGGCAATGCTCAACCCGCGCTGGGCACGCCCGATGACTAGCAGCGAGATCCAGCTCGCCCATACCTGGCTGATGATCGAACTCGGCTCGAAGGCGAGTGCGTCATGAGCCGCACCCCCGAGAGCACCAAGGCATACCAGGCCGGTCTGTGCGTGGACTGCAAGACCGAGCCGCACAGCGCCGGTCGACCGCGGTGCGAGAAGTGCCATACGAAATTCAGAAGGGGTGAGTGATGAACACCGGACCGAGTAACCACGGCTGGCTACGCAAGTGGTTGCGCCGCGAGCCCCATCAGATCATTGGTGGGAAGGACAGCCCATATCTGTTGCGCTGGTATGTCATTCCACGCAACAAGGTGGTGAATGTCTACCTCCACAAGTTCCTACGCAGCGACGACGACCGTGCACTGCACGACCACCCGTGGTGGTTCATCAGCCTGATACTCAAAGGCGGATACACCGAATTCACCGAGAACGCGCGGACAGCGCGCTCGGGCCTTCTAGGCGGTCGGTACCGGAGCTGGGATCGGACCGTCGCGTTCCGGCCCGCGACTTTTCGGCATCGCGTCGAACTGTGGCCGGCTGTCGAACACGTCAATCCGTTCATCACGCGCCGTGACCGACGCGAGTTGCCCTGCTGGACGCTCATTGTCACCGGTCCTCGCACGCGCTTGTGGGGTTTCTGGTGCAAGGACCGGTTCGGGGAGACGCGCTCTCGTCAGTACGAGGTCGATCGATTCATCCCTTGGGATGAGTTCGGGGACGCGGGATGTGGTGAGCGATGACCGAGCCGCCCGCAGTGCTCGACGCCGCGCACCTGTGCCGCCAGCGCGAGTTCAGCCTGAATACCTTTGGCCCCGGCGCCCGGACGAACGGCGTTTTGGACCATATCGCCAAGGAACTGGACGAGATCCGTGCCGCGCCCCAAGACATCTCAGAGTGGGTCGACGTAATCATCCTGGCTTTCGATGGCGCCTGGCGCGCTGGCTGGGAGCCGCAACAGATCCTTGACGCCATCGTGGCCAAACAGTCAAGAAACGAACAGCGGGAATGGCCCGACTGGCGCACCGCCGACCCGGAGAAGGCGATCGAGCATGTGCGCAAGGCGGTGCAGTAGTGCCCATCCGCCCGGAGAACCGCGACCGCTACCCCAAGGACTGGCCCGAGATATCGCGCCGCATCCGTTTCGAGCGCGCCCAAGGCCGCTGTGAGTGCGAGGGCGAGTGCCTGCGGGGTACACACCTTGACCGCTGCCCGAACCGGCAAGGGCTGCGCGCATACGGCACCGGCAGCCGTGTCATCCTCACCGTCGCGCACCTGAACCACACACCCGAGGACTGCCGGGACGAGAACCTGCGCGCGATGTGCCAGGGGTGCCATCTGCACTACGACGCCGAGCACCACGCACAGACCCGCCAGCGGACCCGTACCGCAGCTCTTGAGGCGCAGATGGACCCGATGTTCGGCCCCGAGATTTTGGGGTGAGAAGGAGTGCCGAACGTGCCGCAGTCTGAATACATGCACGCGAATCAGAGAAAGGAACACCGTGGCTAACTCGGCCGGAATGCTCAAGGAATCAATCTGGCGCGACGGCCATTTCCGAGCGCTCACACGCACCGCGCAATGCACCTACGCGCAGCTGCTCAGTCAAAAGGATCTCGACCGCGCCGGGATGCAACCGCTTCAAATCACCAAGTGGGCCAAGGGGTGCAACGAGATGTCCGTCGAAGACCTACAGGCCGACCTCGACGAGCTGGAGCGTGAACGGTTCGTGTTCTACGACGAGGACACTGACGAACTGTTCGTGCGCGCCTACATGCGTACCACCGAGGTCACGCGGTATCCGCAGTACCTCAAGAGCGCCTTGAAATGCGCCGTCATGGTGGCCTCGCCCAAGCTGCGCCATGAGCTGGCGGTCGAGCTACGTCGCCTGCGCAAGCCCGAGGCGACCAAGGTCGCCGATGAGATTGACCCGTCTGACCCTGACCCCGATGACACCGTGACGGAACCGTGCGAGAACGCTGACGGCACCGTGCCCGAAGGGTGCGAGAACCCTGCCGGAACTGTGAACCCTGACGGCACCGTGCCCGAACCCTCTAGGGAAAGGGTAAGGGTAGGGGTAAGGGAACTTACGTTGGTAAGTACTCAAGTTGGGGAGCGCTGCGCGCCGCCCCCCGAGTTCTGCCCCAAGCATCCTGGCGGCACCGAGGACCCGTGCCGCGCCTGCCAGCGCTACCGGGAGCAGTACTCCCAGTGGGCCGCAGACGACGCGGCTCTCGCCGCCGTCGAGCAGCGCGCACAACACCGGGGCGAGCGAGATGCCAAGCGCCAGGCCATCGCCGCGTGCCGCCTGTGCGACCAGGACGGCTACAACGGCCTCTCCGTCTGTGATCACGTCGACCGCTCGGCCACCGCCAGAGCCGGACTCGCCAGAGCCCGCGCAGCGCTCGAAAATCCCCCCGCCGCGACCGGATAGTCCCGAACGGCCCGAAAACCCGCCAGCGACGACCACAGCCCCAGGAATCGATATGCGAACGGAGACACGATGACCCAGAAAACAGGCCCCGAGCGGTTTACCTGCCCCGGGCTGACCGACGGCGCTCGCGTGGCCGTGCAGCTCGACGACGGCACGCTGATCGAGGGGTACTGGTACGACGACGCGGTACACGACGAGCCGCGCAAGCCAGCTCGCCCACCCGCGCCCTGGCGCATCCACAAGCGCACCGACGG